ATCTGTTTTAATTATACTGTAAATATAAACAAAAAACCCGAGATTAAAAAATCTCGGGCTAATTAATTTTATAAAGTTATTAACAATTAAAGTTTTAAGAAAACTTTTCTGCTAGCTTCATCAATCCTAGTTACTGTAACTGCAATAGGATCTCCTTTTTTAATTGTAGAAGTGTCAATACCTTCTAATTCAGAGATATGCAATAAACCAACGATGCCTTCTTCGATTGTGATAAAGATACCGTAGTCTTTTGTAGCTTTAACTGTACCTTGAACTAAAACAGGCACCGTATATTTAGCAGCTAAGCCGTCCCATGGATTAATTACTTCAACTTCTTCTTTTTGAGTTAACATAATTTTCTTCTCAGAGATGATTTCTTTAATACCAAATTCTATCGTATCACCTGGATTAACTTCTTTAGCTTCTAATTTAGCAACCCATTCTTCGTTTAAGTCATTGATATGAATCATACCTGTTAGACATCCGTTAAATTCAATAAAGATACCAAATTTAGCAGAACCTGTAACTTCTCCAGTAAATGTTTGATCTTTAGCAACCGTTTTAAGTTTTTCAACTTCGTTAGGGATCATTGCTTGCAAATACTTTCTGTGTGATACGACAACTGTACCCTTTTCATGCGAATAAGAAACCGGAACAACGTACATTTCAGTACCAATAATAGATTCAAAATTAGCTAATTTATTAGCACCTGCTAATGAACCTGGCATAAAACAATCAATTCCCTGAATGTTAACCATGTAACCACCACCTGGAATCATGCTAGTAACTGTACCAATATATGCTGTATTTCCAGTATCAATTGATTTTTTCAAATCATTAATAATAGTTTGACGCATTCCTTCACTAATAGATCCTAAGATAAATCCTTTTTGATTTTTAGTGCTTAAAATTCTAACAGTGAATTTAGCACCAACTTCAATAAGGCTTCTAATAGAAGATGGTTCTCTACCCAAATCGATATAAACCATTTCTCTGTGGCCGACATCTAGCATAGCCCAATCATTACTCATAGAGTAAATTGTACCGTCATGATGCTCGCTTGGTTCAATAACAGCTTTGAAATCTGCCATGACACCTTCGTATAAATCAAACCATTTTTGTGCGTCAGTACCTTGATAATAAACCTTTGTACCTCCGTTAGTTTTTACAAAAGGATTTCCCTTTCTCATTCTACTTGGACAATCTGCGGCATGTGTGTCCCAATCAAAATCTTCAAGAGATTGATTTGCGTTTAGGAAACGATTAGTTTCTTTTGTTTCTTTTTTTACAACTTCAATCGCTGGAGCTTCTAATTCTACAGTAGCTGAAAGTCTTGTTCTTTTTTGTGTTGTCATTTTTTTGTTTTTAAATAATTAAGTTATATATTGCTCTTAAAATACTACAGGTACGAAGCCTACCATCGGCGCTGTTGAAACACCAACGTATATTTGACCCATGTAAATAAATTTTAATTCTAATAAATGTAAAGCAAACGCAACTGCTATAGCAGTTGCAACCGCCTTTGTAGCAGGCTGAATTGTTGGCGGATATTCAAAATATTTACCACCATTTAATGCTCTTTTTATATTGGCTGCTAATTTTTTTTGTGAACCGTAATAAACTGGTATATATGTACCGGGCGTTGGTATCATACACGGTGGAATTGGAGGTCCGGGTTGAAATGGTTTAGTCGTAGTCGACATCCAATAATCTATAACAGTTTTAGCTATTTTGTCATAAGCTTCATCAGATCCTTTATCTGCTTCTTTTTTATAAGAATCTGCTATTTTATTAATACAATCAATCCTATCTTTATTCCATCTGTCTCTTTCAATTTTCCATAAGTCTACCTTTTCATTTACAATTCGCGATTCGTGTTGATTTACAACCGCGGGTAACACCATTAATAATTTATGTTCAGCTTTTTTAACACTATCTTTTATAGGATGATATGTAAATTTTACGATAATTTCTTTTTCTTTTACGAAATCTGGTAAAGTCTTAACATCTTCGCGCGAAGATTGAAATTTATGCTTATTGTATGTTAAAGTGATTTTTTTATTTTCACTAATCCATTTTTTAACAAGAGATGCAACTTTATTACCCAAGCTTGCGTTTGTGCCGTGTTTTAATCGATCTAACCACAATCTAAATTCTTCACTATTATCATACTGATAATAAACTTTATTGGCTAATAATTCGATAATTTGTTCTTCTTTTAATTTAGGTAAATCAACTGAAGTTTCTTTAATATAAGTTTCCTCGTATTTATTTTCAGGTACTATTACAATAACGAAAGAATCCATTTCTTTGCGAGTGTCTTTGGCATCTGTAATACCGATCAATCTATATTCAAAACTACCAGGTTTTGATTTATCTATATCAATTGTGATTTGACCAGATTTATCAGACATTATATTTGGTTGAATTACACCATCTATAGAATAAGTAAATGAATAAGGAGCTTCTCCATCGACGCCACTAAATAGTATTTGCGGAATTTCAATCTCTGTATATTTAATTTCAGTGATTAATTCTTTAGTGACTACAGGACTTGTTATAAATCCAAAATCATAAAACACATATTCTAGTTTAGTTGCTAGACAAGCTTCTAATTCTTTATCTATATTTGCATTTATGTTAGGAATTGGCAAAGCATCTTTAAGATCATTGAAAGTAGGATCTAACTTTTTATCTTCTAATGAAGGTGCATGTGATTCATAAAGTTGTTTAAATGCTTCTTTAAAGCCAGCATCTAAAATTGCTTTTTGACCAGATTGGTGAATGTTACCGAAAGGTGTTTGTGAAGTTTTGACTGCATTGAAATATTCTTGAGAAATAAGCATAGCCATATCGTCTGATGTCTTAAGTGACTTAGACGCCATTTTTGAAGATACGTTATTTATGAATAATGGCCACTGTGCAGGCATAGTTATTTTTATTTACAGATTATCTATCTACTTTTTCTGCTTAATCTTTTCTAATTTAGATTGTAAACCTTTTACCTTAGGTAATTCGGGTGCAATCGGAGGACCTGAAGGTCCAGTCGGTGTTGGATGTGTATGCGAATTAAACGCATTCATAAAATCATCTAAAATACCTCTTAATGTTTCGCCTCTAACAGCAGGTTCTGATTCATCAGTTGGACTTGTTGCTATAAAAATATTGTTAGAGTTTAAATAAATTTTATCATCTTTAAACTTAATCATCGGTTGAGAGTCTTTATCTTTACCTGTCGTAATGATTAAACCATCTTCTTCAGATTTATAAAATCTAAAATTTCTAGTTGCATCGTATATTAAAGCTATTACATCTTCTGGCTTTGATGCGCTATCTAAAATCTCAGACTTTAATTGTTTATTTTGATTAATCTGATATGAATAAACGGGTGCATAGATATTACCATTATCAAAAGTAATAGCAACTATATCACCAACATTTGGTATTAAGTGCTGACCAACTGCCATTCTATTTCCTGCACTAGCCCATGGTATGGTATCAGCTGTAAGATTATCAAAAGTTCCATAAACTTTAACCTTACATCTGCCATTTTTAAGAGGATCTTTATTATCGATAACCTCTCCAAGCCAATGTCCGTCTCTAAATGAATTCATTAGAATATTTATCTATATTATGTAAATGCGTTTGGATTATCTTTTAGAATAGCCCAATAGTCTGCAAATCTATTCACACGATCTTGTAAACCATTAAAACCTCCATTAATTCTTCGTGTTATTGCTTTAATACTTGCAAGTGAATCGTCTACAGCATAAGCATTTAATTTTCTAGTTTGCCAAAACCATGTTGCAGTATCTGCAGCATACTTAGTTGCTAACGCAGTTGGATTAGCTGTAAGATCTTCTCCACAGTATTTCGAAAATTGTTTATAGTTTGCACGTCCTGTAATTTGAACAAAGCCACGACCTTTAAAACGTACACCATCACCTGGTTGAGTATTACCAAGATCCTTTCTGCCTTCATACGCTGAACCTGAAGCAAATTCTTCGCGCCATTTGAATTCGCCAGATTCGTGTGCACATTGAGCTAAAAAGTGAGCTCGTTGCAATGGGCTAGTAATACCGTATTTTTTCATAGCCATGATCAAAGATCTTGGTACAGCTTTAGGTTTTTTAGAACCAGATTTATAAACTATGTTATCAGTCTTATATGAATCTATTTCTTTCTTAAGCTTTTTAGATGCGTCAGGATCAGGCTTTGAACTACCGTCCAATGCAGATAACGTTGAAGAACTAATAGATCCTCCACTTAACGATGCTGAATCTGCGGCAGCTAATTCTTCGTCTGTCATTTCAACAGATTGTACTCCACCAACGTGCTTTATAGTTTCTAAATCATCTTGTATTAATTTAAAATCAGCTTTGTTAATAGGTACATCTGAAATACCCGAAGGTGTTAAATGTTTATGTGCATTGATAGCATCTATAAAATCACTTAAAGTTTTTCTTAATGTTTCACCTTTAGCTGTAGGTTCGCTTTCATCATTTGCATCTTTAGACACAAATATATTATCAGAATATAAGAATATCTTACCATCTTTGTCAAACCTAATCATTGATTGCGATTCAGCATCTGAACCGTTACCGATCACAAAACCAAGTTCTTTACTATATGTTAAGATGAATTTTCTATTTACGTCAAACGAGAATGAAGTTACTTTACTAGAATCTTCTTCTTTGTTAATAACTTTATCTTTAAGATTTTTATTCTGATTGACTTGAGATGTATACAACGGCATGTATATGTTATCGTTATCGAACGCAACTTCAACAATATCGCCAATGCTTGGTATAGTATGCTGTCCTCCTAAAAGTCTATTCATAGGAGAAGCCCATGGAATAGAATCCTTGGGAATATTATCGAATCTGCCATAGACTTTTATCTTGCATCTTCCATTTTTTAATGGATCTGCATTGTCTACAACTTCACCAATCCAATTTATAATTTTTGAAGTGTCAAGCATAATAATATAGTACTATAATATACTATCTATCATTCTTTATTTGTATACGTTTCCTAATGCTTTTTGTAAGCCATTATTTAAAATGTCTTGTATAGATTGGCCAGCTCCGAAATACACATTTCCTAAAAGTGATTCTGCAACTTGTCTAGTATTTAAACGCTGTACATTTGTTACATTATCTATTTTATTGACTAAATTCATGTAAATACCCTCGGCTTCTAATTTAGGTTTCATGCCGTCCATTGTAAAAGGAATTCCAGTTTTATCTTTAACTAGAGAAGATGCAGACGTAATAGCTTCCTGTTTTTTCTTCTCTGCCAATTTTTTCATATCTTCAGTAGCTCTCTTTTTAGCCTCTTCGAATTTACTCAATTTAGGAGACTCAATTATAGGAGCTGGAGCTTGAGCGCCAATAGATGCTACTATAGCATCATCTATAATGCCATTCATTGCAATCATTTCAACAGCAGTTAATCTTTCATAATTAAAAGCTATAATCTGAGAAGCCATTTCTGGAGCATCATTTTTAAGATCTGTGAAAGAAGTAACACCGGTTTGGATATTCCATTCACAATTAGTTAATTGGAATGCAAGATATGGTTTTTTATTAGAACCAACTAGATCAACATCAACATCTTTAACTTCTAAAGTTTGCTGGTCTTCTATATTAGGATCTACATTAAAACTACTTACTTTACCAAGTTCAGCGGCCGGCGCTGCAGCACTAGTATTAGTATCATCATTAAAAAGAGGTCTAATGTCAGATACGTATATTTTAACAGAAAACTTTCTTAAATTAGGTGGTAAAACATAAGACCATGTTTCTTCATCGAATGTAGCTTCTCTGTAATTTCTCATTAAACCAGTTATTGCTAAATTAACAGATTCTAAACACCCTAATGCTATTTCATTTCCATCTTTTCCAATATATGGTTCATTTGTGTCGTACGCTTGTAATTTATCTAGGCCTGACATTGATTGCCAATACCATGGCATATCTTGGTTAATTTTTTGTAAACCTGTTTTAAATGCTATTAGCGCATCTAATTTTCTTTTATATTTTGGATTAACTACTACTAATCTTTTTAAATATGCTTCAGCGCCAGAAGGATCAAACAAAGGCGAAGATATAATAGCATCGGGTGTTGATGTTCCTGTCGTGTTTGTGCTTAATTTAACATCATTCCATTGAAATAACAATAAGAAGCCTAAATAAGTAGGGTCTTGATACGGTAATGCTTTAAGCTTAGTACCTTTTCTAAAAAGTCCTGCTTTTCTAAATGCTTCGTTTTGTATAAAAAATGCCATTTATCGTTAATCTTTTTTGTATATATTAAAATTATTAAGTTATCTTACTTTTTAGCTGCTGCATCGGCATCTACATTTTCTTTGGTAAGTGCACTTAATTTAGTAGGCCATTCTCTTCTTAATAGAGTTAATTTTTGCAAAAATGGTTCATCTGCACCTGCAGTATATTCATATCGTATAGTGTCTATTACATAAAAGCCACTTACAAATTCGTCTAAAACTTGTTTATCTTCCAATGGATCAGTTTTAGATATGTCTTCTTTAATTAACTCTTCACCTAAAGTTTTAAAATTAGCATTTTTTAATTTGTCTTTAGTATTTTTAGCTGCGAAACCTTCTTGCATTTCTCTTGTAAAAATAAGAATTGGTATTTTCATACCTCTATAAAGACCATGATTTGGCGTTGATAGAGTTACATTTAATCCCATTTTATAAATCTCAGATTTATTAATATCGTTAATAAGCGATGAAGAATAATAATTTATGTGCGTATTACCATGATTTGGATCTACGTCCATTCTGCCGGCATATTGTTGTCTAATCTCATCTTTATAATCTTGTTCACCTCTTCTACCCTTTAGAGGCTCTTCGTTATCTCTCATTTTTTCAGATGCAATCGGCTCAATATCAAATGAAACTAATTTTTCATCTGAATCATTTTCAAAATATTGTAATTTTGTTTTGGTTCCTTTAGCAAATGAAATACCACCTGCATTGTTTGAAATAGCATATCCACTAATATATTGAGAACTACCTCCAAAATTTAAATGGTTTGATAAAAGCAATTGACTTTTAAATGAATCAATTTCAGGCACTGAATTGGTAGCATCAGTATAACCTCTATTAAAAACATGCATCAAACTATCTTCAAATTCATTTTTAGAATTAAAAACTTTATTTAAATCTATAAAATTAAGATAATAATATGGATCAATAAAACCTGTTTGAAACGATTTATCACTAATATATGAATGTTTGATTAATTTTTGTATGAAATTTAATCTGCTATCAAATGGACAAAGTCTAGCCATTTTATCGTTAGTTGCATCTATATTAGTTGCATAACCTAATTTTAAAGTACTTGCAATATCCTTTAAATGTTTATCAGTATTATCACTTGGATAACCAACACTTTCATGCACATTTAATCCAGGCACTTTTAAAATACCTGTCATGTGAAATGATCTTATAAGTAATGGATCTGCCATTGGATCTTTTTCACTATTAAAAACATTAGTGATCAAAAAATCAGCTCTAATATCTTTAAAAGTTTTATCTTGTCTTGATGCTATTCTAACACTAATTACATCACCATCTCTTGGCAATGCATCAGCTGAAAAGGTATGATCTGCATCTAAAAAAGAAATATTAACCATTGGAATAAAACCAGATAAGTCTAAACTAAATGAATCGATGTTAATATCTCTAATGATAATGTTATTGATTTTTACAAATGGAATCCATGAACCTATCTGCTTAGAGTTTTCACTTCTATCGCCGGCCTCTTCATTTAGCGAATCTATCTTAATCTCATCTAATTTAATAGTCGGTTCTAAGATAGCTAAAATATGTCTGTTAAGACTCGTAGATCCAGTTGGCGTATTTTGATTTGCGTCTGCCATAAAATTATTTAGTTAAATCTATTGTACCGTTAAGCTTAATGACACCATCTTTAATGGTAACATTTGCTCCTCCTGTTTTTAATACGTTCGGCGGTAATATTTCGCTTGCACCATTTGGATATTGAGCAGCCTTTCTTTTCAAATATTCTATTCGTTTTTGATCTTCTATAGGTAAACGTTTGGTTTTTAAGAATTTATCTCTAATCACGTCTCCATCTTCTTCAGTTAATTTATCAACAGGCTTTTTAAAGTTAATTAAACCAGATTTTATAGATGGTATTAATAAAATATCGCCTTCACCGATTGTAAATGGATTTGAGATGTTGTTATATTTCAATAAATAATCTGCATAACTAGCATCTCCATAGTATCTTTTAGCTAAAAGATCTATTCTACACGCATATTCTTTACCAACTATTATTTTATCTATGATTTCTGTGCTAGAAGACGAAAATAATAAAGTAGGTTCTGTCATTGCAACAACGCCATCGATTATTTTTTTATTTTCAAAGGTTTTTAAATTCATTATCCGTTAGCTAATTTTTTGTATTCGTCAAATTCTGCCTCAGTCATTTGTATACTTGATTTAGATGCATATAAATTAGGGGCTGAAGTATGTGTTCCATCACCTTTAGCAGTTCCCGCTATTTTTTCTTTATTGATATCTGGACCACCCTTTGGTGTTATATAGAATCTACCTTTACCTGAATTAAACATCGATTCAATTTCAGATTTATCTCTAGGTCTACCTGGTTTTAAAGTAATTGAAATTTCTAAATTTTCTGGAAAATCTAAAGGTCCTAAAGGTCCTGTAAATTTTACTTCGGTTTTTTCACAAATTAAATTACCAATAACAGCAATAGGATTTAAAGGATTTCCAATAGTAACATGCCAAGAACCTGTGGCTTCACCCGTTAAGAGCGCATTCGCAATTTGACCGCCTTGTGGCGTATTAAATAAATCCATCAAAGCACCTCCTAATAAATTATTAGCAGTTTTACCTAATAAATTTGTAATTCCCGCCATTGTTCCTCCTCCGGATAAACCCTTTAAATCACCTAAAACAGATTTAAAAAATCCACCATAATCTCCATTTTGTAATTTACTTATATCACCTAAAGGTCTTCCTATAGATCCTTGACCTGAATTTAAATATCTAACTTCTCCACCCCAAAATGGCGCATTAGAATATGTTAACGCTAACATATTTGCAAATTGATCTAAAAATAAAGCCTTTGGATTTGTATCACCTATAGCTCTCATCTCATATTGAAAATTAAGCGTAAATGATTGATTGAATTCCATACCACCATCTCTAACATTCATAGATCTAATAGAATTATATGGACCAAATACGTGGTTTGGATATGTTTCTTTAAAAGCATCATAGCCTGAACCCTGTGATTCTATTCTTCTTTTACCAGCGGCATCGACGCCATTAGCTGTTGCATTTAATGCACTTAATATTGTACTATTATCTATGAATGAACCTAATTTACCTCTTCTAGCTTGATTTTGAGAATCTAAAGTTTGAACATCAGCTTCTACGGTTTTCCATTTATAATTGTAATCAAATTTTAATATTTCATCTAATTTATTACCAGTAACTTCTGACATCCACGTGATAGCTCTAGCAACGTCCGGTTGAGGTACGTCTTTAAGTTTACCATCTTTACCTGACATTTGCAAATTCATAATATCATCGCCTACTGGAAATGAAAATCTACGTAAAGTAATCATGTGATTATTTGGAATTTTACCTAAGTATTTACAAAGAGCAAAATCAGACCATTCATATTTGTAACTTTTACCTAGTCCAGCATTACATCTTTCAATTATCTTTGATACTGTTGGGTTTTCATATATACTGCTATCACCGAAATCTACCGTATTATATGAATCTTCTGTAGTGTCTTTGAATGGAGTTCCATTAAATCTAAATAATGCAAAATTATTAAAAATAGATTGCTGTGTAGATTTACCGTGAACTGTTTCGTTAGTGTCTTTTGTAGTATATGAAGTAGATAAAGCTTTATTGTTGTATAATTTAAGACCGTTTTTATCTTCGCTAGGTGTTAAATCATAAACAGGTACTGCTTTTGTTTGATCGCTAGACGTAGTTGCATTAGCGGCTGGGTTTGTAGCTGCTGCCGCCGGATTTTGTTTAGTAGCATTTTTTGCAGCTGTTGCTTTTTGAGCATCTGCCGCTTTTTTAATTTCTGCTTGTGATAATTGTTTCTTCGCCATATTAAGATATATGTTAATTGCCTAATCGGCCTTATTACATATATATCTTATTTAATATTATTCTATGTTGTCTAGTTCTTTATTATCAGCTCTATACAATAATTTATCGAAATAATCTTTTTCTGGTTTAACTCTATCAGCTAAGAATTTTTTAAGTGAGGCTTCGAATTCTCCACGAGCGTGGTAGTAGTATTGTCCCTTTGAATAAAAGGAGCGACTGGTTAGATCCCATAAATCTTTGATATTCTTCTCAACGAAGTGATCTTGAAGTGAGTTAAAGAGCTCTTTCAATTCACCTTGCGTCTTTACGCAATATACTGAATCTACTGCAATCATATAGCTTTCCCATTTTTCAGTGAACACTCGTTCTAGATCTTGTATTGTAGGATAAAGTGATCGCTTAAGATTGATCTTAGTTTGTTTAGCATCAAAGTCACGCTTGAACGTAAGACCAAAGAAATATCTTTTTAAGAATGCAACATCATCATAAAACTTACTTATTTTAAGTTGATATTGTGGCATATCTGTATCAAACTTCACATCGTATATGACAGCTTGTACTGGGAATAAAACATTAGGGTATCTAAAATTAGAAAGTAAGGCGTATACTGTTTCGCCTTTTGAAAATAAACGATGACGTATCATACTTTTTCAATGAATTTAACAGAATCGAATTTAGATAGAACAGTTTTTCCAGGATAATCGTCTCTGTTAATAATGAATAGAGAAATGCTCATTTCATTTTCTTCTATTTCATATATTGAACAAAACATATCAGAAACTGTTTCGATGGTTTCTGCGTTTAGATTTTTAATTACGTAAAGTAATTTAGATTTGTTATTATTTTTGGCATCTTGAATACCTTTAACTAAATGTAATCCTATGATCGTGTCTGGCGGTTGAATTCCATCAGGATCAGATTTTGACAACTTAACATTGATCGCATAGTAATCTATTACAGATTCGTAAGCATCCGCTGTTTTTAAAAATTTGACAAAATCTCTTCTGTTTGAACACCAAACACAATCTATGATTAATTTCATTTATAACATCTCTTCGAAGTGTTTAAGATCACTTTTAAGTGCCTTAATCTTTTCTTCGATTTCAGTTTTTGAAGGCTGATATTCATCACCCCAGTCCACTGATATTTTTATTTGGTTTTTATCTTTAGAGTTACCAAGCTCTAGACCTGAATCTAAGATTAAATCATTGATGAAATTAATCTTAGATTCAGTAGCATTAGAACTTTCAAAATCATATACAGTAACAGAAGTATACACTTCTCCTGCTGCATTGATGTTATCATCTTCGACTATCTTGATAATACCATTATCTGCTAGTTCTAATCTTATGTTTTGCATTATGCTCTAGATAGTTTTAATTTGTAAGCTTCTTTTTCTAATCTCTTAGCCTGCTTTCTGTCAGCTGTAAATGTTTCTCTGTTTTTAACATTTCTCAATGAGAATGCTTCTTCTAACATTTTGATTTCAGCGTCGTTATAACCTAATTCTGTCCAAGTTTCTTTAGACTTATTAAGTACCGTTTGTAATTTCTCTTCGATTTGAGTTTCTACCATTCTAGTATGCGCTTCGTGAATTTGTTTACCTTCTTCTCTAGTTTTAGCATACCAATTAGCCATCACTGGTCCTAATGGATTATAATCATTTTTGATTCTTAAGAATCCAGCTCTACGATACATTTCGCGTCTTTGACGTCTACTGAAAGATGTTGTTTTTTTAGCCATTGTAATAATTGTTTATGTAAGTATTTAATTGTTCTTTTAAGTATTCCTTTAGACTATCTATTTCAATTTTGGAGGCTACTGATTCCGTGATAGTGTCTATTAATTCGTCTCGCTCTTCATCTGAGTTCTCTAATAAAATAGCAAAGACTTCTTTTTTAGGTAGATTAATTCCTAAACTAAAATCTACAGTTTCCACATTCTTCTGAGATAGTTTGGCAATTAGAGATTGAAGTGGCGTTTCTGTAGGGATTGGTTGGGAAATTTGCTGGGGGATTTGCTGGGAAATTTGCGTGGGAGATTTATCTTCATACACATTTTCCGCTATAATACTGGTTCTAGAATTAACCTTAGACCCATTTCCTAAAGGCTTAGCATCTGGTAGAGGCATATCACCGTCTAATGATTCTAATAAGAATTCCTTAGCAACGGTCTTATAAATCTGAGAGCCGTCTGTGAAATATAAAAATTCGCTATCCTCTTCCTTTAAGGTTACTACTTTTCCGAATGAATCACCTTTGATCCATTGGAATACCCTTGTTTTTTCTAACTGTTCTGTATTATTACTCATAATTGTCTGATTACGCTTCTTGTGTCTCAGAGATGCTATGAAATTCAATATTTGTTTCATTATACTTCTCCATAAATTTATCTATAAATCGTTCTGATTCCTTTGTCTTATCTGAACCCATCCAACAGTCTACTCTCTTAAGGTACATATTGTAAAAATACTGAGAGCCTTCTTTGGCTAGTTTGTCTTTTAGTACTGTAACGTCCTCTGGATAATGTCTTACATTAAATCCCATACTCTAGTTATTTATATAAATTAATTAATCATTGTTCCAGACAATCACTTGATTGACCTCAATGCCCGCGCGCTGTAATAACATAATACCTGACATGTCGCGATAGTCTTCACAATAATAAACTTCCTTTACCCCGGCTTGAATAATCAATTTAGCGCAATCAAAGCATGGTAATGTGGTAGTGTAAAGAATAGTGTCTTTAGAAGTCAAGGTAGATTTTGCCAACTTAGTTAGCGCATTTGATTCAGCATGTAGGACTTCTCTTTTGGTAGTGCATTCGCAACCATCATGTGAATACGTTTCACATTCATTGTCAAATCCATGAGGTGTTCCATTATAGCCAAATGAAACGATCTGTTCGTCTTTGACAATTACACATCCAACCTTACGTCTTTCTGCATAAGATAGTTTAGCCACTTGATAGGCTATTTGCATGTATATCTTGTCTATTGGAATTCTAGGCATATTTTAAATCTTATTAGTTATTTATAC